GGTTGATGCGTTGGTGATTCCGACACATGACATCATTGAAAGAATTCCTGCTTCCAGGGGCGACAACAAAAAGAAAAAGAGTGGGCGGAAGAAGTGATTCTTTTTTGAAAGGGGAACGATATGGGATTTGTGAAGGGAAGACCAATTAAGAATTTGCTTTATGGTGTCACCCATCCATTGGAGATGGCAAGACATCGACCAATTTTGTTCCTGCTGACAGTGGGGGCGGGTGCATTCTTTCTTGGCATTTGGCAAGGGTGGTGGTCTTATGAATCTGCTGGTCAATTCATAGGAAACATGTTTGGCAAATAAAACTGAAAATGATTGAAATCGGAAGGGGTGGGTGGGATGATTTCAATCAAGATTTCAAGCAAGCGGTTTGTGTGTTATATTCGTTTGATGTTTCTTGAATGTTCCAAGGAGAAAAACGATGGCAGCAAGAACCGCTTGGAAGGATGAATTTTATGTAACCGCCTATGAACTATCCAGGGGCGGAATGAGTGAAGTGAAGTTGGCGGAAAACCTGAAAGTTTCCCCGGCAACACTTCGAAGATGGAAAGCAGAAAAGCCCGCTTTGAATGATGCGATTGAACGGGGAAAGAAAGTCAGTGGTGGGCAAACACCAACGGCAAATTTTCATGAATACATTTTCCAGAAACTTCCCCCACATCTTGCCGAATTGTACCGGGAGATTGAAGCGGTGGAGATGGAAGAAAATGGAATTCAAAAAGCGGAAGCCATGTTGAAGAGACACGGGATGAGGGCAAGGCAACATCTTTTCCTTCATGCTTTGGTCACATCAAATTTCAATGTTTCCCGTGCTTGTTCGATGGTGAACATTTCACGCAAAACATTTGAAGCATGGGTGACAAATGAACCGGCATTTGGGGAACTTATGGAAGAAATGAATTTCCATAAGAAAAACTATTTTGAATCTGCTTTGGTGGGTTTAGTGGCAAGGGGTGATTCATCGGCAACCATCTTTGTGAATAAGACGATTAATCGGGATCGGGGATACAATGAAAAGATTGATTTGAACGTCCAAGGCCATATTGAACATGACCACATCCACACGGCAATTCCCATTGATGAATTGAAATTGTCCTTGGATGTGAAACGTGAAATCCTTAAAGCAATCCGTGAAAACAAACCATCCAGCAACGGAAACGGAAACCATGGAAACCGCATTGAACACAAAAACGGAAAGCCCGTCCTTCAGTGAAGTGGATCTTGTTAGGTCCATTTGTGAAGAATCCTTTTTTGAATTCCTGAAAGAGTTTTGGGATGCAATCATACCGGAAGAACCCGTGTGGAATTGGCACATTGAATACATGTGTTCACAACTGCAACAGATGGCGGAACGTGTGTTTCGTAATGAACCAAAACGGTATGATTTGATTGTCAACATCTCCCCAGGTTCAACGAAGTCCACGATTGCAAGTGTAGCTTTCCCCGCTTGGACATGGACACGGTTTCCAACAGCAAGGCACATTTGCGGAAGTCATGCTTTCGATCTTGGAATGGATCTTTCCCGCAAGTGTCGGGACATCATTCAGGAAAGGGACCGTCCGAACAACAAACCATCATTTCATGATTGTTGGCCCCATATTGAACTTAGGGAAGATCAGAATACCAAAGGATACTTTGCCAACACCATGGGCGGAATGAGGAAATCCGTGACCGTGGGCGGCAAAAGTCCGGTGGGTTTTCACGGCCATTTCTTGATTATTGATGATCCAATTGATCCGCAAAAAGTGCTTTCAGATGCGGAAATCAAGAATGCCAATGATTGGATGAATGAAACGCTTCCTTCCAGAAAGGTTGATAAGAACGTGACTCCGATGATTCTTATTATGCAAAGACTTCATCAGAATGATCCCACTGGAAACAGATTGTCCAAAGGGGATGAAGGCGGCAGGATCAAGCACGTTTCATTGCCTGCTGACATGGAGGAAGGCTATGAAGTGAAGCCCCGTTTCCTTCGTCGTCGCTATGTGGACGGTCTGATGGACCCTGAAAGGATGTCACGGGATGTCTTGAAGGAAGCTAGATCCCAGCTTGGTGAATTCGGGTATTCGGGCCAATACGGGCAGAACCCTGTTCCCCTTGGTGGTTCGATGTTTAAGACGGATCGAATTGTGATTGATGAAGCTCCTGATGTTTCCAGGCTGAAAAGCCGTGTCCGTTTTTGGGACAAGGCGGGAACGGCGGGCGGTGGTGCTTACACTGTTGGGGCATTGCTTGGAGTTGATCAGGATGGACGCTATTGGGTCTTGGACATTGTGCGGGGCCAATGGGACTCCAATGAACGGGAAAGGGTCATTGAACAAACCGCCCAATTAGACGGTAACAAGGTGATCATAGGGATTGAACAGGAACCCGGATCAGGCGGAAAAGAATCAGCAGAAGCAACCGTGAGAAGGCTTGCCGGATTCCGTGTCCGGGTGGATCGGCCAACAGGGGACAAGGCTTGGCGGGCTGATCCTTTTTCATCCCAGGTCAATGGACACAATGTTTCATTGAAGAAGGGGGATTGGAATTCAGCTTTCCTTGAAGAACTCCGTTTCTTTCCGGCGTCCACTTACAAAGACCAAGTGGATGCTTCAAGCGGTGCTTTCAATTTGATTGCAACCACAAAGAAGAAAGTTGGTGCATTGTGATTAACAGATACAACCCCAGCAAGTACGCACAAAAACCCCTTGGACCCCAGGTAGATTATTTGGAAGCCTTGATTCGGGTGGTGGATAGGGTTGATCTTGATTTGGACTTTCCTGATTATTGCTTTGATGATCCAATCTTTTCAGATCCTCATTATCCAGTTGCAATAAGATGTGAAAGTGATGATGAAAATCGTGAACCGTTTCACGTTGTTTTGATTTCATCGTTTGACGGAATTTCTTGGTGGTGTTGGATCGTTGAAGACCAGAAATTTGAAATCATGGAATTCACTTATGATGAATCGTGAATTCATGACGATGAAAGAATAAAGGGAAAGAACAATGGCAAAAAGCAAGAAGAAACCTATCAAGGGAACTGTGAAGAAGACGGGAAGAAACCTGTTTGACATCACCTATGAAGCAGAAGGAACCTTGTCCAATTGGGAAGAATGGATTCTTCTGACAAGTGACCAGCATTGGGACAACCCACATTCCAATTGGGATCTTCAAGAAGAACACTTGAAGGAAGCCCAGGAACGTGGAGCTTTGGTCATGTCATGCGGGGATCTTCTTTGTTTGATGCAAGGGAAATGGGATCGAAGGGCAAGCAAGAGTGACATCAGGGAAATTCACCAAGTCCCCGATTATCTTGATGCCGTCATATCAACGTCTGTTGATTGGTTTGCTCCTTATGCTGAAAACATTTTCATGGTGGCAACAGGCAACCATGAAGCAGCGATTGAGAAGCACCATGAAACCAACATGATTGAACGCTTCTGTTCAACCATGAAATATAAGACGGGCCACACCATTCACAACGGTGGATATTCTGGATTTTTCAGGGTCCGGTTGAAGCAGAATGGAAGAACAGCGGGAAGGGTGATGACCACCCACTATTCCCATGGATTTGGCGGTGGTGGTCCGGTCACAAAGGGAACGATCCAATCCAATCGGCGGGCCGTGTATCTTCCGGATGCTGATTTGGTAATCAGCGGCCACATTCATGAGCATTGGCAATTGGAGTTGATGCGGCTAAGGGTTGGAAGAACGGGCATATATCATGACCGGCAACTTCACGTTGTGCTGCCAACTTACAAGGAAGAAATGGGGGATGGCTTCAAGGGCTTTCATGCGGAAAGCGGAAGACCACCCAAGCCCATTGGGGCGGCATGGCTCCGGCTGTTTTTCAATAACACAAGTGATCCCATCGGAAGGGGAATTGGATTTGAGGTGATCCGCACAAGATAAAGAGACCAGGGAATGAACATCACAAACAAACTGTTCATTGGTCTCTTGTCGGTTCTTCTCACGGTTCAGTTGCCCCCGGAAGGATTTGTGTTTGTGCTTCTCCCAATCTTTGTGTGGGACTATGTGAGGGAATACGGACAAGATAAAGAGACCAGGGAAGGGGCGGGGAAGATGAAAAAGATTTTCAATTCACTGTTTCACATTTCGGGAATTGTGTTTTTTGTGCTAACATCAGCGGCATTGATCACGCTTTTCCTGAAGTGGCGTTGGTTGTTTGGAATGTGAAATGGTAACATTGTGAAAGGGTAATCATGCCGAAGGTTGGGAACAAACATTTTCCGTACACAAAGGCGGGTGAAAAGCAGGCCAAAGCATACGCAAAGAAGACGGGCCAGAAGGTAGCCTTGCCGAAGAAGAAGAACACGAAGAAGAAAAAGGGGTAATCATGCCAACTAGAATTCCCGAAGGTTTGAAGCATCGAAGCAACGGAAACGGGCGGATGGCAATGAATGCACTTCGGTCAAATGCTGCAAGTGAATCATTGATGAGGTCACAATTCCTTTCTAAGTTGCTAGATCCCAGGCGGGACATTGATGATGAATGTGGTTATCCCAAGGAAATAAGTCCCCAACAATATCGGTATCTTTACGATAGGGAAGGGATTGCCCAACGGGTTGTTTCCATGTTCCCAACAGAATGTTGGGCAAGTGATCCCATGATTCGTGAAAATGAAGAATCGGATTCCACTGAATTTGAAGAGACATGGGAAGCCATTCAGAAAGAAATGAACCTTTGGCATTTCCTAGCAAGGGCCGATGAAATGTCCGGCATCGGAACCTTTGGGATTTTATTGCTTGGATTGAATGACGGAAAAGAAATGTTCATGCCGGTGGACGGCATTTCTGAAACCGGGGAGAAGGTTGGCAATGCCCAACATGAACTTCTTTATTGCAGGGTATTTGATGAATCGTTGGTTGAAGTAGCATCCTTTGAGACTGATGAAAATAATCCCCGCTTTGGCCAGCCTGTAACGTACAACGTGACTTTTGCTGATCCCAGGAATGAAGATGTTGTTGGATTGACATCACCAACGGGGACACAAAAAACGGTCCATTGGACAAGGGTGGTTCACATTGCAGACAACCGGAAATCAAGTGAAATCTTCGGTGTCCCCAGGATGCGACCAGTTTATAACCGTCTTTATGATTTGCGGAAATTGTTGGGCGGTTCTGCTGAAATGTTTTGGAAGGGTGCTTTCCCAGGATTGTCATTTGAAGTCAACCCTGAACTTGGGGATGTTGAACTTGATGCGGCAAGTTTGAAATCTGAATTTGACGCTTATTCAAATGGGCTTCAACGGTATCTGGCTTTGGCTGGAGTATCGGCCAAATCGTTGGCCCCACAAGTTGCCAATCCGGAAGCCCATGTGAACACACAAATCAAGGCAATTGCAATCACGCTTTCCATCCCGTGGAGAATCTTCGTGGGATCGGAACAAGCACAATTGGCTTCCGCCCAGGACAAGCATACTTGGAACACACGGGTTGCCCATCGTCAAAATAAGTATGTTGGCCCCATGATCATCCGTCCTTTCATCAATCGTTTGATCACGCTTGGAATCCTTCCGGAAGTTGAACAATTCTTTGTTGAATGGGAAGATTTAGCTTCACCATCTGATGAAGACAAGGCCGTGGTCGCTGCCAAGGTAATTGAAGCGGTGTCCAAGTATGTTCAAGCCGGTGTTGATGCGTTGATTCCACCGATGGAATTTTTCACGGTCATTTTGGGAATGGCTCCTGATCAAGCCACGGCAATTATTGATGCTGCTGAAACCCAGGCAGATGAATTGGAATTGGATGAAGAAGAGTTGGATGAAGAGGTTGAAGAACAACCCCAGGAAGTGATTGAAGAAGAGGAACCAGAAGAAGAGGTGATTGAAGAGGGGCCGGAAGAAGAGGAAGAGGAAGAGGAAGAGGAAGAGGAAGAGGAAGAAGAGAGAATGAAAATT